CCGCGCTCGTGCCAAGGGTCACGCTACCGCCAGCAGCCCGAACGCGCAAACCAGTCTGTGTGGCGGCGTTTGTCCAGAAATAGTCGCAGTAATACGTTGCGGTAGAACCGCCCACGGACGTAGGCATACAACAAAGTCCCTCATAGGATTTCTTTATGATATACCCCTCACGCTGCGGGCATTCGCACGTCTTACGCATACCCTCGCCGATATTTGCAGGGTCAAAAGCAGCATACATGGACTTTGCCACGAACACCTCCGTCTTTTCGCCTGCTGTCTGCGAAACGGTCAGACCGCGCACCCAACGCCAAAGGTTGCCAAAGCCAGCGTTTACAAGGCCGAAGAAAACGGGGACTTTACATTGGTACACGGCCACGCCGTCGGCGTTCGTCACGGAATAGTCCACAAGTCCTACACCGTCGCCCATTTCAAGCCCCACGCTGGTGGGAATGACGGGATACCAGCCGTTATAATTCCCCCAATCGGGCATGTTCGTAGCACCCGCGCCAAAACCGCCCTGACGCAGGCCGTTGGCATCAAGCTGGGCGTTGAAAGCGGCCTGCGAGTTGCGCGTGCCCATGATTATCTCGAAAAGGTATTCCACAACCGCACGGGCGACAAACCAGTTAGCCTCCCACCCCTCGCCGCGTTTGCGGGCATACGTTCCGAAAGCCGTTGTACTTAATGCCGTGGCGGGCATTCCCAGCATCGTTTTTTGCGGGGCATCGGCCGCCAGCGGGTAATTATCACCCAGTGCGTTGCCGTTGCCGCCACGATAACGGGGGTCGGTGGATATGACGGAACACAGTTTTTGTTCGGTTCTGTCCATCACACCCGCATCAATCCACGAAATGCCGCCTGCGGGAACGTAGATGCTGTTCTTTCCTTTGATGGGCTGGAACGTGACGGTCTGGATGCGGCGGTTGCCCTCCGTCCAAGTGGTGAAGTAGTGGGCGTTCCAGCACCACATGCACTGCCCCATCGTGCCGTCCAGCTTAGCGGGGCTGCCGTCGTCGAAACGGGTGCTGTCCGCGGCATCCAGCTTGCGACGCTTGCGGTCGTCCGTAACCAGATAGCGGCCAAGACCCAATTTGGCAGGCAGTTCCTTTAAGGCCTGCAAAGAGCCGTAATACCCCGCGGCGGTGGGCGTAGCGGCCGTTTCGTCCCACCAGCGGCCTGCGATGGGGTTGCCTGCCGTCTGGACGGCCTCCTGCAAGTTCATGCGGCGCGTCTCGCCGCTCTCATCGACCACGGCCACCTGCATGTCCGACATGCTGCCCGTGGCGGCGTCAAGCTCGTTGATGCGCTTGCCGCTCTCAAAAGCCGTCAGAAGTTGGCGGACTTTTTCTTCTTCGTTTGCGTTTAATGCCATTTGAATGATGGTTTTAAGTGAATAATACGTTTGCGCCAGCCAGCAAAAGCGAGGCATGGCCTGATTTTATCAAAGACGGCCTGACGACCTCGACCGTGACGGTCTGGTGCAACGCCGTGTTTTCGGTGGGGATGACGTGGACGCGGCTTTTGCCAAGACCCAGCACCACCACCTCCCCGTCGGGTTCGACATCCACAGCCTTGCCGTCGGAAAGCCAGAGCACGTTTTGAACGGCGAACTGCGGCAACAGGCTGGCTTTGATGTACTGTTTCACGGGGTTGCCGTAGGTGATGCGGCGCGGAGGTTCCACGGTCATGACAAGGGGAATGACGCGCCCCGCGCTGTCGGCCTGTATGGCAAAGATGGTCTGACGCACGGCCGCGATGTCCTGACGTATTTCCGCGTCGGACTGTTGCAATCCCGTTTTCGTGTCAGTGATACGTTTGCCGAGTACCGTTTCGGCTGCTTCCGCGCGCTGGCGTTCACCGTCGATGTTCGTTTGCAGTGTGGCTTCCGCGCCCTTTGCCCTGTCGCTTTCCACCTTGACAGCGGCCGCAATGGCTCTGTCATAAGCAGCGGTGATGTCCTTTTCAAGCTGTTCAAGCAGTCCAGAAAGGGTTTCGGTGTCGGTGATGCCTTGCAAAAAGGTTTCGATTTCCTGCCAGCGGTTTATCGTGCTGTCCGCCGTGTCCTTTGCTTCCAGAAAGGTTTTAAGCGTGTTCGCCAACGCCCAAAAAGTGCTGTAATTCGCGCCCAGCGCGGAAAACGTGCTTTCCAGAGAGCCGAAAACGGCCGTCGGGTGCAGACGCTTCCGCAGCTGTTCCAAATTGGCGTTGGCCGTGTCGATTTCCGCCTGCTGGTCGCTGTCCGTCTTATGCAGCGCGGTGATTTCCTTGTCCTGTTCCGCGTCTTTCTTATGGATGTTCTCCACCTCGACCTCCAGAGCGTCGATTTCTTCCTGCTGCCGTTCGTCAGTGGCTTCCAGTTCCTCGATATTCTCGGCGATGTTGTTGAACTGTTCGGCCGAAGACTGCTTGTGCGCGTCATAGTCGCTTTTCAATTCACGGTGCTGCCGTTCCAACTCCTGCCCCGCGGTGGCGGCATACTTGCCGTTCAACTGTTCGGGCAGTTCCTCTACCTGCGCGATGGGGATTTTGCTTTCCTCCTTATGGACGTAGCTGTCGAGCCAGTCGGCAAACTGTTCCTCCGTCGGGTACTTGCCGCGACGGAACCACGCCTTTAACTGTGCGATGCTTCTTATTGGCATTATAGTATTCTTTTATCGGGTTATCGTACTTTCATGATGTAGGCAAGGGTATAATACGGCGGGCGGTTTTCATGCTGCGCACCCCCACCCGTGGCGTTCGTGTTTCCGAACTGTACCGTCCTGTCGTGATAAGAGGTAGATCGAGGCGAAGAATTGTTCCCGCCGCCTTTCCATTTGCCGCTGTCCTCCTGCCAAAGGTTCTGCGGGTGGGTGTGGCTCGGCATTTCGTTGATGGTGAGGGCGTGTTTCTTCTCGCCGCCCGTGTTGCCGTATTTCTTGTATTCGTCATCGAGGTCGTTATAACCCACGATGAAACGACCGCGCAGGTCGGGAAGACGGAAGAAGCCGCTTTGCGTGGTGTATCGCGTGCCGTTGTAGTTCACACCTGCGTTGAAAGCTGTGCCGAGGGCTTTGTAAAGTTCGGGGTATTCGCTGGTCTTCAACATCGCGCCGTCGCACAGGGCATAATTTTCGGGGACTTTCACACCCGCCCACATCTTGACGATGCCCAGCGGCTCGCTGACGGATTTTGCCGCGGCGTCCGACTGTTGTTTGGCAAGGTCGGCAATCAGCTTTTCAAGTTCGGCCGACGTCTTCGGTTTCTTGAAGTCCGCCCACTTGAAATTTTCACTGCCCACGCCTGCGGCAAGCGTCCGACGCGTGTAGGCTTTCGGGTATTCAAAACCCTGCGCGTTCACTGGAATATCCTCCAGCTTCACGTACATGCCCCCTGAAATGTTGCCGCCCTCCCAGCGCAGAACCTCGCCGTGCGGATAGTCACGCGTCTTGACGAACACATAGCCCGCGGCACGCTGCGTGTCGTTGTTCGTCAGCTCGCAGCCTGTAAGAATAAGTTTGTCGCCTGCGATATTGCCCAGTGCGGCCACAAGTGCCGTGCCCGCCTGCAACATGTCGAGCGTGTCGCAGTCAAGCGGAAAATCCTTGTTCGGCTGGGTCAGGAAATTACCTATCGTTTCCATTCTAAAAGTCTTTTATCAGTGTTTAATTATAATTTATCGTCCAACGTTTGGAGGCAAGTTTATAGGTGCTTACCACCGCGGCAAGGCGTGTCTCGTCGATTTTCCCCATAAGGGCATACGGCACGGACACCCAGAAGTCGAAGCCGCTCACACCGCCGTAGCCGCGGCGGTTGATGATGAAAGCCTTGCCGCCGCCACGCACGGGCAAAAGGATATGCCTGTCCATGTCCCGCGTAAAGAGGCGTGCGCCGCGCAGCCCGCCGCTGTCCTCGTCGTCCACGGTGATACGACGCTCCGTCTGGTCGAAAGTGTCGTTCAGAACCGCGCGCAAGTGGCAGACCTGACCGTTATGCCAGAGCCTGTAATCCTTATCGTCGCGCCATCGCATGAACTCGCCGTGCAGCACGCTGCAACCCTGTACCGCGCTTTGCATGAAAGCCGCCACAAGGGGCTTGCGCAGGGCTGTGGGAAGCAGCAGGAGCGCAAGGCGTTTTATCTTGACATCGTACACACTCATTTGTAAGATTTCATATTGACTGTTATGTTGCCCGCGGAAAAATAGCCCGCCGCGGGGGTAAAACGGGCGTCTATGTCGGTAGGGGTACTTTCACCGTCCACCTCCGTGGTCGCACCGCTCATCTCAACGATGCGCACGCCCTCGATTTTCTGGAGTTCGTCCACAAGTGCCATGTTGCTGTACTCACCGTTGAAAGGCAAGTTTTCGATATAGTTCCGTATCGTTTCCCTGCACTGCGTCTCGACGGTTTCAGGCAGCAGCATGGCGTCATAGTACACATCGACCTCGCAATGGAACACGTCGGCGGTCTGGTTCACGAGGTTCACACGGACGCCCGCGTCTTTGATTTCACCGATATAGGCAAGAAGCTGGATTTCCGTGTCGGCGTCAAGAGGCTGCCGAACACCGCCGACCTCCCCCGCCACCTTGATGGTAAGGATGGAGGCGTCCGCGTTCTCGCTGGCCGCGGCGTATTTCACCACGCGTGCGGCCTCGATGTCGCCGTCGCTCATACCCTCCGTGTCGTAGTGATCCGTGTCGGTAACGAGGGGCTTGTCTTTCATGAAGCCCAGAACCTTGTCCCTGTACCATTTCGGACGGTGCGGGATGATGGCCTCGATGCGCTGCTCCACATCGCGCCTGTGCTGGTCGAACAGGTTTTCAAGAACCCACATCGCACAGGCGACGATATAGAAAAGCAGGCTTTCGACGCTTACCTTGCTGAAATGCGAGGAAAAGGCCGCACCAGTTTCAAACCCGTAGGCGCGGGCCACGTCGGGATTGCGCATGAGGTCGGCCGTCATGCTGTCTTTGATTTCTGCGATTGTACGTGCCATTGTCTTATTTTTAACTTACTACAAAATCTATTTCAATACCCATGAAGTTGATACCCTCCTGCGCGAGCGCGGCCATTTCCTCCTCGCTCAATGTCGTGGCGGGCTGGATACCCTGAACGCTGTAACGGCGCACCGTATCCGCATTCTCGGCAGCCACCGTGTCAAGCACCTGCCCGTCCGCGAGGGTGTCCGTAAGGCTCACGCCGTTGGCGGCCGAAAGGCCGAAAGCGGCCTCCATGCTGCCAGCCGTCTGGACGGCCATGTCGAGCAGGCTCTGCCTGTCCTTTACTTTTACCTCCATCACTCCACTGTTATAATGTTGTCTTCCGTTATGCTCACTTTCTGGACGTCAAGCCCGCAGGCTTCCAGCATCTTTTTGACCTGCCCCCGCCACATGACGTCCACCTCGCCGCCAAGCATTTTTTTCACTTCGCCGCCGATAAGCGGCCATTCTTTCCACTCGCCGCGCATGGCGACAAGGACACACTCGGCAATCTGGCTGTCGGTGTCACCGATTACGACACTGCCGCGCTCTATCAGCAGGTCGCCACTTTCCGCGTCTATCAGTATGCCGTTCATCCGTGTTTCACTTTTTCGTTTTCATAATCACCCCGCTGCGTCAATTCAAGCGGGGTCGCGCTCCATGCGGCGGCAGCGGCGGACAAGGCCGCGCCACCGTCCTGCGGGACGGCTACCCACCCAGAAAACACGCTTTTCAGGTCGTTGATGTCCTGCTCTATGGCGTTGATACGTTCTGTCAGCTGCTCGACCTTAACCGTACCACCGAAGCCGCCGCCGTTCAGCGTTATGCCCTCTTTCGTCAGTTCCGCGCTGGTATCGTCGCCCATCAGCACGCGCACACCGTCTTTGTCGGCCGAAATTCGGGCGGTGTCGCCGCTGATTACCACCTCGACGCTTTCCACTTCATCGGTAAGCAGCACCACGCCCGCAGCACCGTCGGCCACAAAGCCCACCACCACGTAACTGCCCACTTTCGGGAATGCCACCACGCCGAACGTGCTTTCCTGATTAGCTTGCAGGTTCACGCCCAGAAGCGGCGCGCTTTCGTCCAACGGCGTGCAGTCCACCGTGCGCGCCGTCTTGTCCACGGCGTCCACCGTACAAACAAGGCTCACGCTTTGGCGGCCGCCCTGTGCCAACTGCCTGATGGTTTCTTTTATATTGTTCATTCTCCTATACGCTGGCCGAGCGTGATTTCCTGACGGAAGCCGCCCGTGCCGTATTTGATTATATTTTTCTTTACCTGATAGACGCCTTTTTTCTCACCGTCTATCTTGATGCCGATGGCGTCCAGCTTGTCCGCCAGCCTGTAACCGAATGTCTTGAAACTGCCCGTGAGGCCGTCCCGTTTAAGACGTTTGATTTCCTGCTGCGCCCACGCTTTGAGTTCGGCTTCCTGCTTGTTGTAGGTATGGAGCGTGCGGTGTTCGCCGTCGGCGTCGCCCACTTCAACCCTGATTTTTTTATTGTTCGGCATAAGGCTGACCGCCTTGATGCGCAGGCGCATGTTTTCGGCCTTTTGCTGTTCGAGGCTCTGGTCGTCGATGATGTTCACCCCCGTGGCGAAGACCTGCGACGGGCAGCTGTCCCTCTCGAACAGGACACCGCAATAAAGCACGGGGCTGCCGTCCTCGTAACGGAAGAACGAGCGGACGCCGTTTTCCTGCAAATGGCCGAGAAGCGATGCCACGGTGTCCGCCGTGACACGGTACTGCCCGAGGTTCTGTTCACCCATCACGCGCAGCGGGTAGTTCAGGCCTTGTTCTTTCAGCAGGGTTTCAAGGTTCACGCTCTTGTAGGCTTTCTTCTTCGCTTCAATCTGCTTCAATTTGAACATTTCGTCCTCGCAGGTAATGACGACGGGCGTCTTAAAACCCACATCACGCACGTACCCCACAAAGGCAAGCTGCAAGTCACCGTCGTAGCCCAGCCACACTTTCACCACGTCGCCGCGCTGGACGGGTATCTCGGCCGCGCCGTCCCACTTGATTTTTTTGGGCAGCGTCAGGCGGCATTCGTCCGTCAGCTTTTCGGTGTCACGGGTGATTTCCACCTCCGTGACCTTTTCAAGCCGCCAAGACTTCGCGCCTGTGATTTCTATTTTTGCCGTCAGCCTGTACATCGTTTGAATGCCGTTTAACTACTGTTTAATACTCCGTGCTGTACACGTTATAATCTCCATCGCTCATGGCCGAAATGCTCACGCTCTGGTAATTGCTGGCCGTGTCCTGCGATACGGAAAAGTTCTTTATCACGATACTGCCGATGTCGAATATCTCCAGAAAGACGCTGTGCACGTCGATGGCCGCCTTTTCGTCGAAAAAGGCGCGGAGCTCGCGCAGCCCGTCTTCGGGGTATTCGTCCACGATGACACCGTTACGGACGGCGGCCACACCGACAACGATGTTTATCTGGTAGTCGCCCTCGTTGATGTATTCTTTCACCGTGCCGTCCATGCCTACCATCTGCGTGGTGACTATGTTTTTCGCGCGGCTGATGGCGCACACGGCGTCATTGATTACAAGCGTCTGGCCGTCCTGCTTGCGCAGCGTCAGTTCGCAAAGCACATAACGCCCCTCCCAATAGCTTTTATCGGTTATCGGGCTGCTGACCTCGTGCGGGGTGATACCGCCGCCGTGGCCGTCCCAGTTCGGGGCTTGACCCGTGCGCGAGGGCTGCATCCTGTACAGCAGCCCTTTCGCCTGTGTGGCCGCGCCTGCGGCTATGAACATGAAACTTATCGGTGTCATACTACATTGCCAGATTTACGTCGTTAAGGGCGGACAGCAAGGCTTCGCCCACCATATCCTTGACCTTTCCCAAGTCCTCGGACAGGTTGGTGGTGTGTATCTCGAAACGCTCCACCAGCTTGTCCACATTGACCGTTATATTCCTGATTTTACCGCCGCCCTCGCTTTTGCCGCCGCCGACAGTTCCGAGGCTGCCCCCTGTCGGGTCGGGCGGCGTGACAGTCGGCACGTCCACCGTGGGGACTTCACCGCCCGCGGCGTTTGGGTCGGGCTTGCCTTTCTTTTTGGCCTCCTCCGCTTTCTTGCTGGCGGACATTTCGGCATTGTAGGCGTCATTGAACGCCTTGCCGACGTTCGTGCCGAACTCCGAAAAGCCTCCTTTAAGCCTGTTTATGGCGTCTTTGATGCCCTGACCGTCAAGGGAGAAAGCGGCCTTTATCAGGTCGCCGATACTGCCGAAGACGTTTTTAGCCAAATCCCAGATGCCCTTAAATACGGCGACAAAGGACGCGCCCAGGCCTTTCAGGGTGGCGCGGAACTTCGCCGAAGTATTCCAAAAATAGACGCCCAGCGCGATAAGGGCGGCAATGGCCGCGGCTATCCACCCGATAATCGGGATGCTCATGATGGCCACGCTGACCGCACGGCAGGCGGCAGTGGCCGCCAACTTGAATGCACCAAAGGAAGCGGAGGCGACACCCGCGAAAGTGGCCGAGGCTGTCCCGCCCGTGACAAACGACAGAACCAATGCGCCCAGACCTTTGAGGGCTTGAAATATCCCCACTGTGGCAAATCGAAGCACCGCCAGCGTCGCGCGGGTGATATTGACAAAAAAGCCGTTGGAGGCGAATTGCCCCGTAATAAGTTCTCGGTTCATGAACGCCATTTGCAGGCGGGCGGCATAGATGAAGCCCTGAACGCGCGACCACATGGCAGCCCACTGCAAGCCCTTTATCCATGCCATAAGGTTGCCCATGCCGATAAGCAGCGGCATAAGCTGCGAAAGCGGAACGAGCGCGCCCATAAGCGTGGAAAGCCAGATGCCGAGGTCGCCCGTGGCCTGAAAGACGGTTATCTTGAAGTCCTCGAACTGCTGGTTTATACGCGCCTGACGCTCGGCGTAGCTGTCCATGATGATGGCCGCCTGTTCTTCCGCCGAGGCCGTGCCTGTGACGGCCTCGGTGAAGTCCTGCAAACTTTCAGTGCCGTTTATCAGGGCAAGGGCGGCGTTCGCGTTCTCACGGCCGAACAGGGCGGACAGCAGCGCGTCGTCTTTCAGCAGCGGTTTGAGCGTTTCCAGACGTTCTTTCAGCGGCTTCGTCTTATCGGTCAGGGAGGACACGTTGATGCCCGCCTTTTGCAGTTCCTCCTGCGTCTTTTCAGGCAGGAAACGGCCTGCGGCAAGGGTGGAAAGCACGTTACGCAGGGCGACACCGCCCTCCGAACCTTTCTTGCCCGCCTTGTCGAGCACCTGAATGGCGGCGTTCGTTTCCTCAAAGCTGACGTTGGCGGCTTTCGCGGCCATACCGCACTGCTGCAACGCCACTTTGATGGCGGGAAGTTCCGCAGAACCCGCCTGACCCGCCGCGGCCATGACGTTCATCATGCGCGCCATTTCCGCGCTGGCTTTCATCGGGTCGTCAAGGCTGATGCCGTACTGGTTCATAGCAGTGGTCAGAACCTCGGCCGCCGCCACACCGTCACCACCCATCAGTTTGCTGGTGGTGGCGATACAGTTGCCCATCGCCTGCAAAGCCTCGGGGTATTTACCGAGTTCGGGCGACAGCTGCGAAAGCAGCAGCTTGTAACCCTCAACGGCCTGCGAGGCGTCGATACCGAAAGCCTTTGCACTGCTGCGGGCGTACCCCTCAATCTGTTTCAGGCCGTCGCCCACGACACCCGCGACGGCACTCAAATCGTGCATCTGGCTGTCAAGCGATATGCCCGAAGACGAAAGGCCGACCAGCGTGTCGTTGAACTTGCTTACATAGTTACTTGCCAAATCCCAGACTGCAAGCGTCTGACCCAATTTGCCGAGCCAGCTGTGCGTACCCTCCACGGCGGCATTGAAACGGCCTGTACTCTCGGCCATTCCGTCCATCGTGGCGGTAAAATTGCCGCCGACATTAAATTGGTAGTCGAAATTTTGCATAATCGGGTTGTTTTTACTATTTTAGCAACGTGTTACTTTTACACTGTTTTGAATATGGAAAGCATCTTGATTTTTATCGGTAAATGGTTCGTAATGCTGCCTATCTGCATAGGTATCGTTATCATGCCATTTTATCTGCTCGGTGCTTTCGCCCGTGCCGCGTTCAAAGATTTCAGGCGGGCGTCAAGGGCTGGCATTGCCCCCAAACATTCCCGATAGCATTTCTGCAAGGTTCCTGTTTCGGAACTTCTCCAGCCATAACGCCTCGGCGTAATGCGCCGCCCATTCTTCATAACTGCCGACCGTCGGGTCAAGACCGAGGTTCGCGCGGATTAAGGCACACCCCTTTTGAAAACCGTCCTTATCGTCGTCATCAGAAAGCTGGTGCGCCTCTACAAGTTTTTTAGGCTGCCGAGGCACGAGTTGAACATCTTGCCCAGCTGCGTGGTCGCCGCCATGAACAGCAGCGCGTCCTCGCGCATTTCCGTGTCACCGCCCAGAAAACAGTTGTCATAAAGCACGGAGGCACTTTTCACCTCGTCGCTCTTGCCGACCTTTGTAACGGCCGACATGGTTTCCAGCGACGGGCGTTTGAAATAGGCCACATGCAGGTCTTCACCGTCCGTCACGTCGATACGGATAACGCGCTTGTGTACGGCTTTCCATTTGTTGATTTGTTCCTCGGTCACACCGCCGTCATAGGTCTTTCCCTGCGGCTGTTTCGTTTCGTTATTTTCCATGTTCCTATACTGTTTAATGATTGGTTACTATTTTGCCCATTCGATATGCGACGGCACAAGTTCAAGTTCCACCTCCTGCCCCGTGTCGCCCTCTTTCCACTTGCGGCTGTTTCCCGAAAACTGCACGTTGCGAATTTTGTCCGTCTTAATGATACCGCTGTCGGGCAGATAGGTAACAGTGATGTCAAAGGGCGCGAGGTCTTGAATGCGGCCGTTCGGGGATTGCGCCTGTATGGCTTCCACTTCCTCCTGATACAGGATGATTTTTGCCGTCGGGGTAATGCGTCCCTTTGCTCGACCGACGGGGTGGCGGCCTGCGCCGTACTTGTTTACCACGTCTTGACTGTCGCCATATTCGATACCCGTAATACCTGTAAGGGGCACGCCGCTGATGGCTGCCACGATGTCAGCCCACGAGTAAAGCATTCCGTTGATAAGGGGGATGCCGTTGTTGATTACACTTGCCATTAGTTTCTGAATTTACGCTGCGCTCGGCAACACTCAAATAAATTTGGTGTTGCTCTCACTGGCAGCAAATTTGTTATACTGTTTTAGCAAATCCGATTTTTACTTTTATTTTACGCATGACACCCACGGCCACCTGTCGGATAACGATTTCCACCTCGCTGGTGCTTAACACATCCTGCTCGGGGTCGATTTCCACCTTGTAGCCCGACAGTTCGCCCGCCTTTTCCATGTCTTCGAGGGCTTTGTTGCCCGTCGTTTCCAGATGGCTGACGCTGTACGCCTGCATCTTGCCCGTTTCCGCGTCGATATAGATGTTGCCGCCCAATTCGGGGATAAGGTAGGTGCGCACACCGCGCACGGCCTTGTCCATCGTGCGGACGCTTTCTATCATCGCGTAGTCGCTGATGGCACTGTCCATCGTATGGCTGTCGTTCACGTAGCTGCCCGCCTGTCCCACATGGGTGACGAAGAACAGGTAACGCCCGCCGTCCAGCTGCTCGACAAGTGCATTGTCAAGGTCGCGGTAAAGCGTGCCGTCACCAAAGGCGGGTACATTCACGCCCGTGGGGAAATTCTTGACCCAGCTGATGGACTGATGCACGGCGGCCAAAGAGAGAAGCCCCAGCACCACGCCGATGGCCGACACGGTGTTTTTGGCCGTCTTGTTGGCCTCGGCCGCGTAGAGTTCCGCGCCCGTTCCGCTGCCTGCCTGTGCAATTACGACACTGACGCGGCACTGGTTCGCACCCGCAACGTCCGAGGGCATGTTACCTACTGCGGACACTTTCGGGGCATACAGCACGGAAAGCGGCGCGTTCTGGGTATCGAGCGCGTCGGCGACGCCCTGAATGGCGGTAACGTCGTCCGCGCTGAAAGCCTTGTCGCCGCACCAGATGGCCATTTGGCGAATGCGGCCGCTGGCGAAGTTCTGCACCGTCTTGATTTCGGTAAACTTGTAGCTGTTCGGTTTCGTGAAGATGCCCACGTAAAGCGAAATGCTCGGATTGACGCGGAAAATCTCCGAAAGCTGGTAATGCAGCACTTTCACGCTCCAGCTGGCGGACTTGTCGGTGATGCCCAACGCCTCGGCGGCGTCAATGGTCGAAACGGCCTGCACGTGCGCCGTCTTGAAGCCGTCGGGGATTTCCGCGGCAGCCAGATAGGCGATGAAGCCGGACACATGGTCTTCACCAGCCACGCTTTTGGGCACATTGCCGTTTTGTCTTTCTATTTTTAAGCTGTTCATTACTCCGTCACTTTGATGATTTCCTTACCTGCCAGATCGGCGGCGTGGTGCTGTGCGTCGGAGCGCAACGGGAACGCCTGACCGTCGGACGTTACGAATACTTCTTTGAAGCCGTGCCGCGCGATGGCGGCCTTGCCTGCCTTTTCCAGAACGCTGGCCGTGGGTTTCGGCTTCTTTTCCTCTTTGGCCGCAGCAGCCTTTTTGTCGGCCTTTTCAGTTTCAGGCGCGGGCACAACCGCGGCGGTCTTTTCCTCAGCGGGGGCTTCGGTGACGGGCGCGGGGGCGGCCTGTGCCGTCTGTGTTTCGGGGGTCGGGGCTACCTGTGCGGCGGCCGCTTCTTTTTCCTTGTTCTTGTTCGTTGCCATAATTTTAGCGTTTAATTCGTTTGTAAAATATCCAGATTGCAAAGACAGACACCGCCAGCAGGAACATGCCCGTACCAAGCCGCAGGATGCCTGTGCCCGCGCTCGGTTTCTGTTCGGAGGTCTGGACGCTGTCGGACTGCTGCGTGCTCTCCTCGACCGTGTCGGCCGTTACCTGCGCCTCCGTCTGGACGTCGGTCTGCGCCGTCTCGCGGGTCTGCTGTTTCTGCCGATGTTCCTTGTGCAGCACCGCTTTCACGGGTGGCAGCCCTGTGCTGTCGGCGGGCGACTTGTCGGTGTCGTAAACCACCAAGTCCGTGACCGTTTCGCCCTCGCTGACGGTCAGACGTTCCAGCATCATGGCAACCTGTGCGCGCACAAGGCTGTCAAAATGCGCCTGCGCGCTCTCATCTATCCGCGTCTGCACCTCGGCGCGCGTCAGCCGCTTCTGCGGCGAGCAGCTCACGAGAAACAGGGCAGTTGTCAGCCATAGGGCATGACGGTATTTTCTCGACGGCTTTTCGGAATTTGTCCACATCCTTGCGTAATGATTTGATTTCTTTTTCGAGCGGCTTCACTATATTTTCCATAAGTATGCCGCTCGCCTTGCGCACATTCTCCAGCTCGCTGTTCTCCACGTTCGTAAGCGTCTGTTTCATTTCAGCACGCAGTTTGTCGAGTTCAAGCTGGTATTTCTGCCGCAGTACCCTGCTGTTCACCCACGCGCCCAGCGGGGCGGATACGGCCGCCACAAGGGACGACACAATTATGGTTGTAAGTTCTGCGCTCATTGTTTTACTGTTTGATACCTATTTCCAGAAGCCACGCCGCCACATCGAACGACGGGCAGGCTTTCGATGCGAGCTGGTTGTGCCCCACGATTTTAACGGAGGGGTGGCGCGCGTGGAAGTCAAGCACGTATTTCCTCAACGCCTCTTTCTGCCCCGCCGTGCGGGTGTCTTTCGGCTTCATGCCAGCATCGCAGCCGCCAGCGTAAACGATATGGCGGCTTATGCTGTTATAGCCCGCCGCACCGTTGGTAATTTCCCACGGATCGACATTCGCGTCCTCGTTGTTCGCAACCAGACGCTCCACACGGCCGTCGAGGTGGAACAGGTCGGTATAGCCTACCTGTTTCCAGCCGCGACCCGCGGGGGCGGGCGAAGTGTGCCAGCGACGGATGTCGGCCGCACTCACTTCGCGCCCCTCGGGGGTGGCCGTGCAATGGATAACCAGATATTTAAGTTTAGCCATTACGTCGGGTTAGTTCGCGGTCTTCGCGCTGATGACGGCTGCCGTGCAGTTCTTGTCGGAAAGCGGCAGGCAGATGCCCCATTTGCGGAAGTTCACGAGGTTGCGGTGATAAAGCGGGTCTTTCGATGCCTCGCTGTGGTAGAACTGTACCGAGCCGTTGGCTTTCATCATGCGGCCGACATAGAATGCCACGGACGCCTGCATGTCGGTGTCGGCAGTAGCCGCGCCCCATGCGAGCTTTTTCTTTGTGGTGGCGTTGTAGTACGGCGTGCCGTCATACTCGTAGATGTCGAAGCCGTACAGGCGGCAGATTTTGCCCTCGGTCTGGTTGATGTTGTAGTGTTCCTTGAACTTCTGGTCGGTTTCCAGCAGGTCGTTCACGTGGTCACTGCACATCACCAGCACACGGTCTTTCTTCGGTATTCCCATACCGTCAAACTTGCGTTTCAGCGCGAGCAGGTCGGCCGTGGTGAACTTCTTGCGCGTGCCGTCGGAGGCTCCCGTAGTCACCAGCACGGGCGAAGTCGTCTTATTGTCGGCGGGCGCGATGGCATGGATGGCTTTCTGCATGCACTTCTCTTTCAGTGCCTCGCGGTGGCGTTCCTGAACGCTCGCCATCTTGTCATAGCTGCAAGCGTGCAGTTCGTCGTCAGTTACAGGCGTGGCCGTAGTGTCGAAGTAGTCCAGCGAAATGGGTTTGTCCGCGTCTTTGAGTTCCTGAATGTTCAGCGGATAGGTGGTGTTGTTCACCAGCACATCGGGGTCGCCGCCCAGTTCGGTGAAGTGGATAACGTCATTATCGACGTACTGGTCGTAACTCTTGATGCGGTCATACCATCCGAGACTTTCGGCGGCCGTGCGGAACGCCTTAATCATTTCACCAGTCCAGATTTCGGTAAACACGGTGGCGCAGGCACACCCCTGCGGCAGGACGGCACTTGCAAGCAAGCCCGCCACGTTACCCGCCACCGCACCAGCGGCGGGGGAAAAGCCCGCCACACAGGCGAGCGTCGCACCCGCCGCACTGTTCAGGGCGACGGATGCAATCAAGGCCAGAACGGCCGTAAACAGATACTTAAAAAGTTTCATTGCTTTTGGTTGTTAATTGGTTATTTCTTGGGGATGTCATGCCCGTACTCGGCTTTGTACAGGCGTTCGTAATCCTGCGGCCGTTCCTCGCGCAGTTTCTCCAACTGGTCTGCGGGGACGTCCGACAGTTTGGCGTAGGTCTTCGGCTCGTCGTCACGCGGCGCGTCGGTCTGGCGGATTACCTCCGTGGGCTTCCTGACGGGCTGCATAAGCGAAAGGGTCGTGCGCAGGCTGTCGATACCTGCGGCCTTGCCGATGTTCACGAAATGCTCCTTTTTGTCGGCCGTGATGCGCTTCTCGGCGATTGCACCGTCCACCACGGCCGTAATGCTGGCAAGCTGGAGCGTTTCCACCTTGTCGGCCTTTTCTTTCAGCAGGCGGAGCGCGCCCACTGCCTCCTGCTCGGTAGCCGTTTCCGACAGGCCGAGCAACTGCAAAATTTCTTTGTTCATGCTTTGAGTTAATTTATTTGTTTGATTATCTGCTTTGCCATCGGGGGCAGTTCCCGACGGGTCGTCTTTCTTTTCGGGTGCAAGCAGGGGCAGCGCGTCGTTGTCCTCGCCTGCGGCAAGTTTCAGCACTTTGCCGCTGCGGTCATACAGTTGCAGGGCTTCGTCATTGCCGCCCATGTCCACGATGCTGACCTCTTCCAGCCTGCAACGGGTGATGGTGCGCCGCGTCTGGCCTTGCAGCAGATGTTCGGGCGCGTCGCTGGTCTCGATGATTTCGATACCCGCAGAGGCCATGCGCAGAAAACCGTTCTCCCACTTGCTTTCTATCTTTTTGGCGAACTCGTCGTTCTGGTCGAAAACGGGCGTGCCGATAAGGCGGTCGCCGTCCGTGCGCAGGTTGTCGATGCGCCCGATGGGCATGGCGTCGCGGTCGAAGCTGCGGCGGTGCATCCACAACAGCAGCGGGTTTTTCTGAAACTGTGTCAGGTCGATGCCCGACGTCAGCACGCGGCCGCCGTAGCAGTTCAGGCCGCTGGTGCTTATGATTACTTCTTTTGCCATTTGTCTGTCTTAAAAAGCGGGCGGCCTGCGTCGTTCATCACATCACCGCCGCCCGCAACTGAAACAATCGTCTTACCTTAAAAATACCATTGTAGCGGGGGCGGGACTCGAACCCGCGACTTTGAGGGAATGAACCTCACGAGCTGGCCGTCTGCTCTACCCCGCGATGTTTGATGCTGCAAATTTTCATCTTTCCTACTGCACGGGCAAAAAGAGTGTAAAACTTTGCATATCTTTTTCTTGCAGTCGCCCGATAGTGCCACTTTTGCAGAAGCAAAAGCCCCGATACGGGGGAATGTTTAATACTTTATTTATGAATGGCAACGAAAAAGGAACTCGAAGAAAAGAAAGAGTATGCACGCCTGCTTTTCATGCAGGGGGAAACACAAAAGGTTATCGCGGAAAAGGTCGGGGTATCGGCCGTAACGATTAACAAGTGGGTGGCCGAAAACGGCTGGCAAGAACAACGCGCGGCGTCCAACATCACACGCCCCGAACTGGTGAACAAGCTGCTGCACACCATTGATAAACTCATCGAACAGGTAAACGAAAGTGACGACCCCGAAGCAATGGCGGGGCTGGGCGACAAGCTGGCGAAACTTTCAACGACCATCGAACGCCTCGACAAAAAGGCGTCCATCGTGGACGTGATAGAGGTATTCATGGCGTTCAGCAAGTGGATGCAGTTCCGAATGTCGTTCGACGACGGGATTACGCCCGAACTGCTCAAAACCATCAACAAGTATCACGACCTGTATATCAGCGAACTGTTACAGAACAAATTCAACCAGTAGCCTATGGCTTCAAAAGCGGAATTAAGGGAAGCGGTCGAAAGGTGGCAGAAGCACTGCGAGACTGTGCAGCAGGCCACCGTGGTGAATACCGCGGAAACGGAAAGGGAGAAACTGGCACGTATCAGGCGCGTGCGTTCCGACTATGCCGCTTTCGTGGATTATTATTTCCCGCACTACACCGTGAACCCAGAAACGGGAAAACAGACGCCTTGCGCGCCGTTCCATATCAAGGCGGCGAACAAGGTACTGAAAGAACGCAACCTGAGAGCGGCGTTCAAATGGCATCGCGGCGCGGCAAAGTCCACCCATCTGGATATTTTCATACCCATGTGGCTGAAATGTCAGGAAACACGCCAGATTAACGTCATGGTGCTGGTGGGCAAAAGCGAGGACAACGCGAACACGCTGCTGGCCGACATACAGGCGGAATTGCAGTTCAACCAGCGGTATATCCACGATTTCGGGCAGCAGTACAATAACGGTTCATGGGAGGAGGGCGAGTTCGTGACAAAGGACGGCACGGCATTCTTCGCACGCGGACGCGGACAGTCACCGCGCGGTCTGCGTTACCGTAGCCACCGACCCGACTACATCGTCATAGACGACCTCGACGACGACGAACTATGCGAAAGCCCCGCACGCGTCACCCGTCTTACAAATTGGGTGAAAGAGGCTCTGTTCGGCGCGCTGGACGGCGGACGCGGACGCTTTATCATGGTGGGCAACCTCATTTCAAAGAACAGCGTGCTGGCCAACTTCTGCGCCATCGACGGGGTGCATGTGTCACAGGTGAACATCTGGGACAAGGACGGCAACGTGTCATGGGCGGCCAAATGGACGCCCGAAGAAGTGAAAGCCATCGAAAGGTTTCAGGGGTATCGCTCGTTTCAAAAAGAGTACATGAACAACCCCATTACCGAGGGCGCGGTATTCCGTCAGGACTGGATTAAATGGGCGACACGTCCCAAATGGAAAGAGTTTGAGGAATTTATCCTGTATATCGACCCCGCATGGAAAAGCAGCGTAAAGAACGACTACAAGGCGGCAAAACTGTGGGGAAAACGCAAAACGCAGCTGTGGCAGCTGCGCGCGTTCGTCAGGCAGGCCACCATTCCCGAAATGGTAAGGTGGTGTTATGACTTGTTCGAGTGGGCGCAGGAAACGGGTATCGCGATAAAGTTCTACATGGAGGCCAATTTCATGCAGGAGGAAATTCTAAAAGATTTCAAGACGGAGGGCGATTTGCGCGGCTACCAGCTGCCCATTCTGGGAGACAAGCGCAAGAAGCCCGACAAGTTCCTGCGTATCGAAAGCAGCGCGGCAAACTGGGAACGCGGCTTCGTCTATTATGACGAAAGCCAAAAACAAGACCCCGACATGCTCGCGGGACTGGAACAGACCCTCGCGTTCCAGAAAGGGATGCGGGGGCACGACGACGCGCCCGACGCCGACGAGGGCGCAATATCACTGCTTCAAAAGCACTCACGGATCAGTAGTTTCACTCCGTCGTTCGGCAGGCGGAACAATGCAAAAAATGTATCATGGTAAAAAAGTATTTCAAAGCACTTGTGTTTGAATGGCGGCTGAAACGCGCCAAGAAAAAAGCGGCCGGCGACGCCGCTCTGTACGGGAAAAAGTTTCTGGTGGTCGTTTTCGGCGGAAAGCCTGTCGTGGTTTCCATGCAGGGCATTAAAAAGCTGATACGGCAGCACCGTTTCGCAAAGGGGTTCACGGCCGAGAAAGCCGAAAAATGCGCGCTGTATGTCGCCATCCCTGACAACTCAAAAAAACAGACGCCATGTTCCTGACGATTGAAGACTACCAGAGCGTGTGCGACAGTTTCGAGTTCGAGCAGGTGACGGCCAGCGAAGCGGAACGTCTCAAGGCGGAACGGGCGGCAATGGAGAAGATTTGCAGCTACACCCGACACCGTTACGACATGCGGCAGGCATTTGCCGCCGAGGGTGAGCAGCGCAACGCCATGCTGGTGCAGTGCATGGTGAACATCACCCTTTGGCTGATGATTCACCGACTGCCGCAGAACATGGGACACGAAAGGCGCGAATGCCTGTACAATGATTCGGTGAAATGGCTGCGCGACGTCCAGAACTCCAAAGCGTCGCCAGACCTGCCGACATATACAGGCACGGACGGGGAAACGGATGCACACAACCCCGTCCGTTACGGCTCTATGCCCCCGAACAGATACGATTATTAAACGGTATTTAATCACTAATTAAATGGACTTAATCAGTAGCATTAAACAGGCTTTCACGCGGCGCACATACACCGAGGCGGACATGGACAGGCTGATACGGTTTGCCAAAAGCAAACAGGGGCTTAAACTGACCGCGCAGCTGATGCAGCAGACCGACAGCCTGACAAAGAAAGACATTGCGACATGGCGGCAGGCATGGCAGGCCGCCATAAGTATAGACACGCCGAACCGCGCGCGACTGTACGACATCTATACCGACTGCCTCGTGGATCTTCACCTGACGGGATGTATCGGACAGCGGAAAGGAAAGACGCTGCAAAAGGATTTCCGACTGGTGGGAAAGGACGGAAAGGAAAAGGCGGACGCCACCAAACTGCTGCAAAGGGAGTGGTTCAACGATTTCTGCGACCTCGCGCTGGACAGCCGTTTTTGGGGGCACAGCCTTATACAGCTGGGCGACATCGTGTCGGACGAGAACGGGATGCGCTTCGAGGGTGTGGAAATTGTACCGCGCAAACATGTATGCTCCGAATACGGGGTAATTACGCCAGAACCCGCCGCCGACTGGCGCACGGGCATACCGTACCGCGACGGGGATTTGTCACTTTGGTGCGTGGAGGTGGGAAAGCCCAAAGATTTGGGGCTGCTCCTCAAATGTGCACCCTCCTGCATAAGCAAGAAAAACATGCTGGCGTTCTGGGACATGTTCGGCGAAATATTCGGCGCGCCCATGCGCGTGGCACGTACCAACACCACCGACGAGGCCGAACGCCGACGCATTGAGGGGTCGCTGGACAGGATGGGCGCGGCGTTCTGGGCATTGTTCCCCGAGGGCACGGACATCGAAATTAAGGAAAGCAGCCGCGGGGATGCCTACAACGTCTATGACAAGCGCGTGGACAGGTGCAACAGCGAACTGTCCAAAGGCACGCTGATGCAGACAATGACCATCGACAGCGGTTCGTCCCTGTCGCAGTCGGAAACGCACCTTGAAATTTTCGAGGACGTGGTAAAGGCCGACGCAAAGATGGTGGCGAACGTCGTAAACGACAAGCTGCTGCCACTTATGGCGCGGCACGGTTTCCCCGTGCAGGGGCTGACGTTCCAATGGGACGACGCGGCATCGTTCAGCCCCGCCGAAAGGCGCGAGGAGGAACGCCTGCTGCTGGAATATTACGAGATTGACCCGCAGTATTTCGTCGATAACTACAACATACCCATCACGGGCGTGCGGCAAGCAAAAACACAGCCTGACGCTTTTTTCGGGTAAGCCCCACGGGTGTGGGGCTGCGCAGGGGGTACAAGGCTTTCAACGCAGCGTTGCGTTCGCTTTACGGGCGTGAACTGCTGACGCTGGCCGAGGGCGGACGGCCGTTTGACTTCGACGACGCGCTGTTTGACGAGGCGGCAAAGACGGTGTACCAGAACGGGGGATTTGATGTTTCATGCCTGACAGAACCGCAGGCGCAGGCTCTCATTAACGAGACGCTGCGCGTGATTGATACGGCCGTCGGCAGCGCGCTGCCCCATGAAGTGCCTGACACTATACGTTATGCCCTCGAAAACAACGCTTTTGTGTTTTCGGGATTTAAGACATTCCACGCGCTGCGTGAAGTGGGGCTGTCCATGCTCACGGAAAAGGGCGACATCAAACCGTTCGGGGAGTTCCTGACGGACGTAAAGCGGATAAACGCGCAGTACAACCACAATTACCTGTACGCGGAATACAACCACGCGCTCGGGGCGGCGCAGATGGCGGCCAAATGGCACGACTTCGAGCAGGACGGCGACCGTTACAACTTGCAGTACCGCACGGCGGGCGACGACAAGGTGCGCGAGGAACACGCCATACTCAACGGCACGACACTGCCGCCGTCCGACCCGTTCTGGGACATGTTCCTGCCGCCAAACGGCTGGAACTGCCGATGCACGGCCGTACAGGTGCGAAAGAACAAATATCCCGCATCCGACCCAGAACTGGCCATGAAGCGCGGGCAGAACTGCACAGAGGGGGCGAAAAAGGCCATTTTCAGGTATAACGCTGGAAAGTCGCTGCAACTGTTCCCGCCAAAGCACCCGTATTTCAAAGCACCCGCAGAGGCAAAGCAGGTCATCGAACAGGTGACGCAGGAAGCCATCAGGGAGAAACGCATCCGCGACATGGTCGAGGAACTGCCCGACAACCTGACGCCTGAAGAAAAGCAGGCCATTGCCGCGCACAACCTTGAAATAGAAGAAGCCCTGAAAATAACAAAGGGAAAACCTATGACCGTCGAGCAGGCAGACCAGCAGCACGCCAATCCGAACTATGGCAAAAAATACGAATACAGCATCAACTGCCAGACCTGCGCCCCCGCTTATGTATTGCGGCTGATGGGCTTTAACGTGACCGCAAAGGCAAACACCAAAAACTCGTTGTCGGAATACCTGTCACGCCAGCGTTCGTTCGAGGCATGGAAGAACACGGACGGGTCGCCAGCCGTGCCGACGCTGACATACGACTGGATGATAGCAAAGGGATATAAACAGATGTCGAAAAAAAGATATGCTGAATATTTCGAGGAATGCTGCAAGGAGACGGGCGTATATATACTGACTATCGGCTGGAAAGGCGGAGGGGGACACGCAACTGTCCTGCAACGTTTTGAAGACGGTACATTGAAGTATATAGAACCGCAGGTTTACAGTGAGAGAAGCGGGGCGAAAAGGAGCATTGACGAACTGTGCGAAAGCGGGGCGACAAAACCCTACCCCAAAAGAGGCGTGCTGCGTGTTGATAACAAGCTGTTCGACACTAAATTTGCATCAATCTTTGACAAGTAAACGGATAATGCCCAATGCTTCAAAGCCCGTTACTTCGGTGGCTTTGCCGTCTTTGAAAAGGTAGATGTAAGGGAAGCCCGTATCGGTGTCCTCTGGGAAACGGAACAAAAAAGCGTCTTTGCCCTTGTACTTACCGAGGTAGTCAAAGGCATCGCCGTAAAGGTCGATAAGACTTTTTGCGGCACTCTTTATTTGTTCGGGCACTTTCATATCGGCAAAAATACGAATTATTTTTTGTTTAATTATAAAAATAACACCCAAAATGATAGACGGGGAACAACTTAAAAGAAACATATTGGACGATATGCGCGTGGAACTCTCCGACGAGTTCGACAAGAACTTCGACCGAAAGGCATTTTTTACAAAGAAATGGAAACGCCGAGCCAACCCCAACGCGAAAGGATCGCTGCTGATGGTTACGGGAACAATGCGCCGAAGCATCAAGGCGGAAGTAAGAGGAAACGGTGTGCGGTTCACGTCCGCCGTGCCATACGCAGCCATACACAACGAGGGCGGAACTGGAACAAAGCCTGTGCGGCAGCATACCCGAACCAGCAGAAAGGGAAAACAATACACGGTAAAGGCGCACACGCGGAAATTTACCATGCCGAAGCGTCAGTTTGTGGGCGACGGCAAACGGACGCAGGAAATAATAAAGGGCGTCATTGCCGATAACGTCGCGGATTTCAACATGCAACTGTCTAAATTCATAAGGAAATGAGAAAACAGATTTTTCAGGCAATCTGCACACGTCTTACCGAGCGCGTGACAGATATTCAGTTTATAGACCTGTGGAACAACAACGTCCAGACGCTTAGCAGCGGCGCGGTATGGCCTTTGCCTGCCGTGTTCGTGGAGTTCGAGCCGATAGAGTGGCGGCAGCAGAACAACGGCGCACGGCGCGGCGACGTGGCAGTGCGCCTGCATCTGGTGACGCGAGCCGTCAGCACACACGGGGCGAAAGACCCGAAAATGTCCGACGCGCTGGGGTTTCTTGATTTGATAGACCAAATAAATGCCGCCATGCAGGGATTGCGGGGGGATAACTTTTCAGGCTTCCAGCTGACTACCTCGGCGACCAACCACGACCACGCGGAACTGATGGAGAGCGTCGAGCGGTACACCACCAGCGCGCAGGACATCACGGCAGTACCGAAAGCCGCACAAGTGACGGGGATTGCCCCGACGCTACGGAAAGGGTAAGAAAAAGCCCCGCGTTCAGGTCGCGGGGCTTTCATTGAGTGCATCCCATAAAGTGAGTTGCTGCGGCTGCTGCACGGGCGGAGGCGTCGGTATGCCTAAATAATTCAGGTAGGTGCGATAGCAGATTTTGAACTTTGGAAAAATATGCTGCCGCCATACGGCCTTGTAACACCGCGCCTGATTGCCGCTTTCATAGTGCTGCTCGGTAATGGCGCGAACCATCCTTACACGCTCTATGGTACTTTCGTGGTGTTTTCGTTTCTCCATCTGCTTACTTTTTACTACCTTTGCAAACGTCCTTTTGCAAAGCCTTTGCGCTGGCTCGCTGTTGGTTAAGTATAGCAGATGGAGCTGGCGCGGCTTTTTATTCCACGTCGGTCATGCCGAGCGGAATATTCACCCAAGCACCCTTTTCGTTTTTGTATTCAGCACGAATGTATTTCTTTGTCGCGGTGGGCTGGTAGCTTTCCTCGATGATTTGCACACCCTCGATAAAGCGCTCGTTGCCCGTTTCCTCGGCCATCTTACGAAGCTGGAGCACACGGCTGGCCTTGATGTTCCCGCTCTGGTCACGGGAAAGCAAACGCAGCACGGCATTCACAAGGGCTTTGCTCGTTTCGTCTTTGGCAAGGCTTTCAATGTATGCCTTGACCATTGCGATGCCGTCCTCCACCGTGTCACGGTAGCCGTCGATGGTGTTCACGCCGAGGGTAAGACGCAGTTTGCTGTCGCTGGTGGTAAACGTGTGGCTGCGCTGGTCGTCTTTCGTAAGTCCCAGCACCTCCGACTTCATTTTCAGAATGGCGTCAAAGTTGCCGAAAACGGTATTTTTAACCGTCTTGATTTGTTCGCTCAACTCTTGGAGGACGGGCAGCGTGGTACGCAGTTCATCGTCCACCATTGAGGCGTAGTTCTCACGCTGCTGCTTGCGCTGTGCCGCAGCTTCTTTCTTTTGCTTTTCTGCGCGGTACGCCTCGAACTCTTGGCGTTCTTCCGCGGTCATTGTTACATTTTCCATATTAAACGGATTTTGAAGTTATTAAAAAGGGATTAAATACTGTTTAATCGTTGTCATAGTGCTGGTAAATATCATCGGCGTATTCGGCCATGTCGGCCTGCGTTTGCGCCCATTCGGCAAGTTCCTGCATGAACGCCGCGTATTCCTCGCTTCCCATTTCGACGGTGCGCTCCCTGATGGCGCGCTGAATGTCTTTCATTACTGTACTGCTCATGTTTAATTTTTATTACTATATCATTGAATTGCTTTGCTGTCATGGCAAAAACACGACACGCCTGCGCGAACTCTGAAAGAGACGCCGCACACTCGCGGGCGGCTTTTGCGTCAATTTCCCATTGCCTCATAAACTACGGATTTGATGGTTTCCACTCGATTGTTATCACGGCATCGAGTTTTCCGCTTCCGTTACACACGGGGCAGTCTTTTTTCACACACTCCCGCTGATGTTCACCCCAAAAGAAGCCGTTACCGTGGCAATACCCGCACGAATGGCCGTTGCTGGTAATGGTTTCTTTCATGTTGCCAACCCCGATATATTCAGAGGGCGTTACTTTGATTATATCACTTTTAGCACTCATATTTTTCTTATATTGTTAATGTATCTATGCCCTTCGGCAGTTGGACGATAAACGACATCACCGAATGGTCCAGCTGATTTTGTCAATAAACCGTTTTTTACCATTTCTTCTAAATCATCGGAGGGTTTACTATAACCACCCCATCCTTTTTTGCAGATATTTCCTAAATGAATAAGCTGCATCTTACTTAACTTTATATCCATTTGATTCATATTTATACTTATTTTGATTCAACTTTCTGCCATCCAAACTTAAAAATGTCTGCTTTAAGACGGGATTCAACATCTATCTTGTTTAAGATATAGCCTTTAGAGTCTACATACTCTCCATCTATGATATATAGATATTGAGTACCCATTGCTGGAAGATATTTATGGGTTAATTTGGTTCCGCCTTTCATGGCTTTTATTGCTTCTTCTATATTCATATTTGATTTGTTTGAAACATATTGTACTGAAAATCATATCCCAATATCCGAAGCCGTTTTTCCTGTACCGCGCTGCGGTTCTTACCGTTTTCTGGAAGCACGACCACCCGTTGCTCGCGGTTGAACTGGTAGCCTTTCTTCCGCATCTGGTAACGCAGGTTGCGTTCCTTACGCATTTGCTTGTCTTCCGTTCCCATGACCTAACAGTGTTTGCATAAATAGGGCGTCGGCTATATCATTCACCGCCTGCGCGTCTTTTACTTTGTTATTGAATGCGGCCACCAGATTGCGCAACCTTTCACGCGGTATCTTGTTAAAATCCGTGTGCCCCGTGGCACGGCAGGCAATGCCTTTAATCACCGTGGCGTTGCTTTCTTTGCCCGTGGCTTTGAGGTAGCCACCAATGGCGGCCATTACACGCTTGCGCAGTTTGTCCATTTCACCCGCGCCCGTCTTTTCGTTCGCCTGTGCCGAAAGTTTGCCGCACACGTTTATCAAATCGTGGGTGTCCATGTCGCGACTGCTTTCAACCCCGTAACTTTCCACGATGGCGCGTTTCTCGGCATCGGTCAGTCCCAACACGCTGCAAAGAGTGTGGAACTTCTTCAAAATATCCCTGTGGATTTTATCCATCGTCTTGTTTTCTGCCATATCCTTTTACATTTTATCAATCCAATACTCCTGTGCGCCTGCCTCCCATATCACGAAGTCCGCGCCGCCCTCGCCGAGGTCGGCAACCTCGTAACGGGTAGTAACAAATGCCTTGTAACCCTCCACACGTATTTTTATCTCACTGTCATAGCGGATATTCTGTGCCATCATACCTTTGGGCTGGCCTGCCTTTTCATGACTGATGAAAATAAACAGCTTATCGGGGAACTCGTCGCGCAAAGTCTGGTACTGATCCATATTAAAACGCCTTAAATAATGCACGCTGTCAATCACAATCACGTCAGGACTTTGTTTCTTCTTCAAACGGGTACGCAGTTCTTTCAACTGTTCTTTATTCAGCAGGATAATACGGTTGCCGACTTCCGCCATGCCCACACGTTCCCATGCCTTTTGCAATGACAGACTTAAGCCCTGTTCCAGACTGTTGTATGCCACGCGGCGAAAGCGGGTAAGGTACTTGCAGACCTGCATCACAAAGGTGGTTTTACCGCAACCGCTGCCGCCGTAGATTATCCACGCGCCCCGCAGTTCTGGCCGCCCGAAGCTGGCAAGAAACGCCCCGTCAAAGTCGGCCACCTCAAATTTTGCCGTCAGCACGTTTTTATTGCTTATCGCCCGTCCCATAACACTATTGCAATTCGATTATTTCACCTTTGGCAGCCTGTAAAAGCATCCGCAATTCTGCGGGACGCAGACCGTCATAAACAATCTCCACACAGCACTCGCGCCGAACATTCCGCGACACAATCAGTTCGCAAGTCGTGTTATCCGAAAGCCATTTTTCCAGCATGTTGCGCACGCCTTTGGCCGTAGCAACTACCACTATTTTTTTGCTCATTTCACACCCTCCTTTTGTAAAGCCCAAATAGCACGTTTTACACGGCGCAAATCACATTCGCAGTCCTCTACTATGCGGTTGATGGCGTTCGTGGCTGTAATGCCGTTCGCCACGCAAATGGCGGCTATATCTTCACTGTTCACCACCTGCAACTCCACGAACTTGCGCCCCATGCGGCTGTAAATTTCCTCGTACCCCTTGCGTTTGGTGCGCAGCCCTTTTTTAATGCGCTTCTCCAAAAAATTGGTGGCGCAAAGGATGATGCCGCAGTGTCCCTCCAGCTGGTTGTAAAGACTGATAAAGAAATAAAGCACCTGATCCGAAAGTTTGTCGGCCTCGTCAAGCACCACAAGCGGGTTTTCCTTGCGTTTGAGCGTGTCGATGATGTCGTCCATCATATCCGACACCGTGCTGCCCGTGAAGTCCACGCCCATACATTGCAGCAGCTTGCCCATGAACGTGCGGCGGTTCCAATATTCAGAGCAGCAGAGGTGGTAAACATGGCGGTGCGTGGCGGCGTAGTTCTTTATGGCTTCCGTCTTACCGCAGCCAGCGTCACCCGTAACGGCCAACACAAGGCTGTCCTCGCGGGCATTGTCAAGCAGAAAGCCCATGCGGCTGTACGCGCGTGTTTCAGCGATGCGCCACGCTTTTGCCTCGTGTCCCGTCTGGGCGGCTATCGTGCGCCACATTTCCTCGCTGATGGTGTCCCAATCACCTGCCAGCACCTTGCTGACAGTGGCCGCGCTTACGCCGTTCATACTGTTGGCCGCCTTGTTCTGGCTGCCTTTCTGCACGCAGTAGTCTTTAAGACGTGCGGCAATCTGTTGTTTTTCGTCCTTTTGCATCTTATTTCGTTTTAGAAAATTGAATAATCATCTTTATCCGAAGCGGCCGCGCCCTGCGGTATCAGGGGCACTTCCACCGTCTTGACCTCTACCGCCTCCACGTCAATGGTATTCAGGCGTTTCTGCGCTTTCGGCAGTTTGTGCTGCCCGCGGCTGTCACATATTAGCAGGCGGTTGAGGATATTGTCCTGTGCAATAACGGGCTGCGCCTTTTCATAAGCCAGCGCGAGGCGTTCCGTTACATGTTGTTCCAGATGCCTGTTGAAGTCCTGCACCTGTTGAAGTGCGGCCGCGTCGCCCTCCTTGCGGTCGGCAAGTGCCATCGGCTGCACGTATTTTTCTGTCAGCATGAAGCGCAGCGTGCCGTCTTCACTTACTGCCAGCACCTCATGCAGATTATCGGGGTCGTATTTCACCGTCCAACGCCTGCCTGCATACTGACGGAAACGCACGTCGAAACAGTCATAATCGCGTTTCATGCCCAAAAGTGTAGGCCGCAGGCCGCTGCCCTCGATGGCGTTCTTGTGGCCTGTTTCCGCACCGAAATTCAGCAGGTATTGTTCGCGGCTTAACGGCAGGCGGCGTTCCGCGGGCAGGTTCTCCATAAGTTTGCGAAACTGTTCTACCTTGCGCTGGCGTTCCATCTGCATGATGCGGTCTATCTGTTCACGCACACCTGCTTCGTCTGGGAAACTGTGCCGCAGCATGTTCAGGGCTTCACTATTAGGCTGCTTGCTGGGATTGGTGGTTATACTGAACCCCGACCAGTTATTGAACAGCTTGCAGTATGTCTTATTCAGATAACCGAAATAAGGCTCTACCACTTTGGCCTTTGCATTCTTTACGCGGGCTGGCGTCAGTTTGTCGCCCATCACGTTGTAAAGTGGGGTCATGGCTTTAATGCCGTAGTGGTCGCACTGTATCTGGTTTGCCCGAAGCATAACCCCGAAAAGCTCCTCGCTGTGTTTGGCCGCGTTGCGCAGGGCTTCGGCTATAAGTTCAGGCGTTTCGTGTGTACCTATGGCGTAGCCTATCGGGTAATTGATACAGGGGTCAAGCACCACTTCCAGCGTCAGGCGGTTATGGAATGTCGTAACGTTATGGCCTTTGCTATCGGTTTTCGTTGTCTGGTAAAGCAGTTCTACGTCCCAACCGTCAAGCGTCCACATGAGGAACGGAGCGGTCGGTCTGGTGCGCTTCACCTGCATGGATTTCGTGTTGCGGAAATTCGTACTGCCCAAACGGCCTGCCGCTGTCACCAAGTCCAATTTTTCACGCCATTTTGCCACCGTGCTGGGGGTTATCGCTTTCCAGCCCTGCTGCTTCGCCACGGCATTGTACAAATTGGCTATCGCCACATTGTCGAGGTTGTTGTGGTGGCCGATAAGCTGCACAAGCACGCTTTCTTTTACATCGTCGTCCACCTTTGCGGCATTGATATTCTGGAACTTCTTGCTGATGAAACACACATACCCATCATGCAGGTATTCGTTAAACTTACGTTGCAGGCGGCGGTCGCTTTCAGGCAGGGAGTGCGGGAAACGGTCGGCCAGACGTGGCAGGGCTGCCGCGGCCTTGCGCCAGAACTCCGTCTTGTTCAGGCGCGGTTTGCTCTGACGTAGGCGGTGGCTGTTGCTGGTTTCGATACACTGCCGAAAAGCGTTCATGATGGCGCAGTTGTTTGAATATTCCGCCTGCTTTTCGGTGGTGAGATGGCGACCGTCGGCCAGCACATAGTCCGCGTAAAACTGCATGGCCTGTCCGTCGGGGGTGATTGTGTCCATAAAAGGCTTGCTGTCGGCTTTTTCCTGTAAGTCGGGATAACGGCGGTAAACCTCCGTGCGATATTTCAGTGGCAGGCTTTCAACGGCAAACAGCGCGGGTGTCCCATAGCAGGCACGTTGCACCTGTTTAATCTTTCCCTCTCTTACATAGTAATTCAGGTTAGATTTCGACATGATGCCTGCCGTCAATTCTGCATGGCTTATACAAAGCGTGTTACCGTAATATTCCATCACTTACATTGCTTGCGCTTCTGCTTGTATGGCAGGAAACTGGTTTAACATTACGTTTTTGTAGTTCTTCACTGACTTGCCGTCTTTGATGATGTCCACCCGTCCCGTGTTCTTGTCGCACTCCATCATTACGCCATTTGGGAAATACTGACGCATATAGCCGTCAGCATCGTGCATCGTTTCCATTGCAGGGGAGGCTATCATTAGAATACCTCCGCGCTGCTGTGCCAGATGGCGGATTTTCCGTGCCCGTGGGCTATCACCCCCACGTTCAACAAAAGTCAGTGCCCGCCATACCGCAATTTTAGTAGTCCTGAAAGTCTTAATCAGAAACTCACGGTTTTCTTTTGTTACTGCTATGTACTTTTCCAT